GCTTATCTTCGTGAGGATAATCAGTATCTAATCTCCTAAAAGAAAGAGTCATCTTCATTAATAACCCTTACGAGCTGCTGCCATTTCTTTTAATAATTGATCTTTAAGATCGCCAGTTAATCCTTGTTCAAATGCATTTGCTCTTGATAAAGGAGATTGTCCTTGCTGCGCTGAAACTGTAGCAGCAGACTTTGGTTTAGCCGCATTTCTTTGTGCTTTAGCTTTATCTAATTCTATTGAAGGATTTTGGGATATTCCAAATTGCTTAATTAGCTTATATGCTGAAATAGCTTTAGCATAAAGATCCGGCGATGAATTTAGAGTTTGTGCAATTTCAGGATGATTGTCTTTTAACATCTCTACATTATCTCTAGATACAATGCTATCAAAATCTGGATATTGAGCTTTAACTTTAGCATAAATGATATCTTGGCTATTAGATTGCTCATATTGTTGCAACCTTCGTTCCATATTTTTCATCTTCTTTTCAACATGACGCCATTCTGGTATATCATCTGGAGCTAAATCAGGTTCCTCTTGATCTTCATCAGCAACTTGTTGTTGCGGTTGATATTGCTGCCTTAAAATTGATAAAGCTTCATCGCGTTCACGCTCTGCCTTATCTTTGGCATCTCGCAATGTTTTAAAATGTTTTTGCTGATACTTTTCAGATTGAGTTTCTTCCTTAACTTCTTCAACTGCTTCTGGAGTTTCTGATAGAACATCGAGTCCTGTTTTCGCAACTTCTTCAACCACAACTTCTTCAACCACAACTTCTTCAACCGCTGGCGGTTCTTCAATAATTGGTGGCATCGCAATATCTAGATTCCTGTCTTCAGCAGTGGGAGATTTATCTTTTGTCATTTAGTTCCTTCATATCCTAAAACACTTTTATTATTTATTAACAGATTGCTATCAGGTTCTTCATTGTTAAATTCTTTCATCTTGCGATAAAGAGTGCCATCAGCAAAATCTAAAACGAATTGTAATGAATGTTGCTCTTCTGGAACTACTTCATTTCTAAATACATAAAGAGTAAAACACGTTTCTCTGTCTGGTATAGTCCAGATATATTGTATTTGCTCTAATTTACTATCATATTTCCAAACTGATTGATCGTAATTTGGACGTGGACAAGATTGTCTATCCCTATATAGATATCTATTTACATTAAGCATTAATGGCTCTCGTTTAAGAGTAACCTCTATAAAAAAATCGCCTATATAATTGTTTTTATTTTTCTGAACTGCATCGATAAGATTGGGTATATATTCCTTGGTACATTCTTGCGCTATCTCTATAGGATCTAGGCTACATGGTGTCTTTTGTAATAGATCAGATGAAATTTTGCCAACGGTATCTCTATTTTCCATATTCTCCCAAGGGTATTTTTCCTAAAATACTATGGAACAAGGGTAAAAAGCAAACTTGCCGCTTAGGTTACCAGTACCTGTGGGCGGCAAGTCAAAAAAAGGAGAGTATAATGAAGCCTAAATTAAGAGGACTCCCATATGAAAATTATGAGAAAGGTCCGGGAGTCCATGAAACATGCTTGTTAATGCTTGCAGCCACAATCTTTATCTTTAGTTGGCTTGCCTGCTTTCATTTTCTTACCAGTCTTGGCTGTTTTCTTTGGCTTTGATCCAGCTTTCTTTGCTTCTGAATAAGCAATAGCTACCGCTTGTTTAGGATTGGTAACTTCTGGACCTTTTTTGCTGCCACTATGCAGTTTACCAGATTTAAATTCTTTTAGAACTTTGGCTATCTTTTTTTTGCCCTTGCTTAATTTTTTATGCATGTTAAACTCCTATATTATGAATAATGAATTTAAAGCCTGCATTCTTTGTAACATTAATAAACCACTTTCCGAATTTCATAAAAACAGGAATAAAGATGGTAGATTCAATGTTTGTAAAAAATGTGCTTATATACGAAACAATCATATTAGAAAAGATCCTACACATAAAGAAAGATTCAAAGCATATAGAAGATCTAATGCATTGGTCAATCGATATGGAATAACACTCGAACAATATTTTTCTATATCCAATAAGCAGAACGGAAAATGTTTGATTTGCAATACAATTCCCGATCCAAATGCCGAACACAAGCAAAGATCTCTTAATGTTGATCATTGTCATAAAACTGGAAAAATAAGAGGTCTGCTTTGTCATTTGTGCAATAGAGGTATTGGTCTTTTTAAAGAACGAATAGATCTTATTGAAAAAGCTTTGCATTATCTTAAATCTCATAGTTAATCTTTCTTGCCACGCCCTTTATCCCTTTTTTCTGCACGCTTTTTCAATTGTGGAAAAAGCTTATATACTTTTGCTTTTATTCCAGCGGGATCTGGTGCGAAATGAGCTCTTGCAAGCGCATTTCTTGCATGGGCCAGGTCAGGTATAGGGAAACTATACTTAGAAGAACCGCCAGACTTACCAGCAAAATTCTTTGGAGCCACATTCTTATACTTGCCTGAATTTGAGGATCCTGGTTTTGCGCGCATCTTTTCTTCTTTTCCGCGAGCAACCTTAACGCCTTTAGCAACTGTAATTTTCTTTTCCTTTGCCATAATTACTCCTTATCGTAGTATCTAGCATCTTGACCGTGTACTATGCCATCAATGTAAGGCGAAGTATAATAACCAGCTCTTGGATATTCATGATGAATTGCCTGTCTTGGCAAATTAGCCATGGCATTTTGATCTTCCATAACTATTCCACCATCAGCAAGTTCTTGTTTGCGTCTAGGATCTACGCCAGCATAGAATTCATTTCTCATTGCTTTAATACGAGCAAATTCTCGCTGTTCTCTTTCTTGTTCTAAAATATATACATCTTGATATATTTTTCTAACTTCTTGGCGCTTAATTGCACGATTTTGTTGGTCAAAAGGCGTTTCCATATCGGGAGCTTGATATTGATATCCTTGTGGAGGAGATTGTGGATATCCAATACTTTCGCCGCGATTTCTTATTGCCTTTTTAAAACCTTCGGATCTTAGACCCAGTTCTTTTTTTGCCATCTTATTCTCCATTAATGGGCAGGAAATTGTATAAAAAACCTGCCCACATAAAAAAGGAAATTATCTTGCTCTACTAGTTTCTTCAAAGACTAATCTTTGATTGATTCTAGATTGATATTTATCTCTCTTAAAACGCATATTAGCCGGAACGCCCAATATTTCAAAAGCAATCTTTTCGGCTTTGCCTTTGACGCGTGGCATTGCTGGCATATTAAACTTTCTTCGGAAAGAAATGAGCTCGTCTTTGAGAATCATCATAATCCATTTGTTCATCAATTCCACGAATTGTATCATCCAATTCTTCTGGAAGATATGGTCCTGTTCTAGGATAAGGCTTAATCATAACTTCTTGTGGAAGATTAGCAATAGCTTTATGATCCTCATGAATCATACCAGCATCACGTGACTCTTGCGCCATCTTGCCACGAGAACCTTCGTAATATCCTGGAGAAACATCTTCTGCTCTTTGACGATCATATGGATATGAACCGCCGCGTTCTCCGTCTTTATCGTGTTTAATTTCATCATTAAAACGATCACGTTCATGTTCAAGTCTTTTTTGACCGCCACTAGCGCCGCGACCATTCAATCTTGATGAAGGAAATCTTCTTGCCATTGTGGCTCCTTTGTAGTAAATGCAGCTTGGGTATAAGACCCCTGCAAGGTTATACCTCTAACTACAGTATCATGCCAACGCATTCAGCTGTGATAAGGGTTCTTTCTTTTGCTGTAAGGCATGCTCTTGCATATCCTGTTGTTTAATCATATTTGCTATAGTTACCATTTTATGTACTTGATCCATATCAAGTCCTTCAATTTCTTTTAATGCTTTCACCAAGTTAAGCAGTGCAGTATCTTCATCTTTATGGGCAGCCGCTCTACGTTCTTCAGCAAGAGCTTCATTCTCTTCTATGCGACTTAAGCGTTCATGGCCCATAGCTTCGTTAGCATTAGCAGTAGCTTCTGTCAGCTTGATCTGAGATTGTAATTGTTGCATCTGTAATTGGTTTTGCTGTTCTTGCGCTTGCTGCGTAGCTTGTTGTTGAGCTTTAATAGAATCTATTAATTTTTTCTTATCTTGAATTGTAGCTGCATCAAGAAGAACATCATCAGGTATCTGAACGCCTGCATCTCGCAACTGCAATAGTTGGGCAAACTGCATTTGCTTTTGAGTTGTAGTGTTAAGTCCTTCTGTAACTCTAGTTCCATATTTTCCAAAATTTTTGCTATAAAATTGATCCGATGGTTTACCTTCCAATATCATTTCCATTTTACCAGGAGTCCAATTAGTTTGAATCATATCCCTAAATACATCACCAAGAAGTTCCATAGCTCTATCAAGATTATCAAACAGACCTTGTAGGGTAGTAAGTCCGGCGCCTTGTCTAAGCATAGACAATATGCCAGCTTTTTCGTCTATCGCGCTACCTAATAATTCTTCATTTATACCCGAGATTGCTAATAATTCCTTTGATAATATTTCTGAAAGCTGAATCATTGATGCTGGTATATCAGGTGCTAATATTTGTTCTACGTCAGTCATTAGTGCTTCAGACTTTAATGCTAGACCACGACCTTGCCCTGAAAGGAAAACATCCTTGGGATTAACCAGAGCATCTTCTTTGTATTTCCAGCCAGAGTTTATTTGCGATTCCAGAATATCTAACTCTATTGCCTTTCTTCTATTATATAGATATTGGGCATCTCGTAATCCTCTAACTACGCCAGCAACTCTCCAAGGAAAGTATGGCATCTCAGGACGATAATATGAAAAGACTGGAACAAATGGATATTTATCAATTCCAGAAGGGTTAGGACCATCGTACATGACTTTACCTTGCACTACTATAGCAAGACGCACTGTAGGAATTTCTTGTTCTATTACAGTTACTGAAGGATATTGTCTAAGGAACTCATCAAGACTTTCTTTCTTAGCAGACCGCCATTCAATAGTTTCGCCAGTTTGAGTATCTACCAACATCTTTTGAAGTCTATAATCTCTATAATAAAATTCATCATATGTTAATAAGTTCTTCATTCCATAATTATATGATTCTGGCATAAATTGAAACTTAGCATCTCTACCAGTTCCAGAGTCATTTCCTTGAAGGCCAAGTATTTCTTCTGTATGATCAGGCAACAAAGATATAATTTCTCTCTTTGTAAGAAAGCTACGTTTCCATATTGAATTGCAATCTGAAAGATCCTGCTTCCTAAAATAAGGATCAATTAAAAAACCATTGTAAGAAGTATTATCTACTTTGATATCACCATTAATAGGATCCGAACGATAGTCAACCCAGACATGAAGTAAGTTCATTCCAGATATTAAAGAGCCTCTAAATGCATCGGATACTGTATGCAATACGCCTTCTCTTTTATCTATATGCATAAATGCTTTAGTAAATTGATCTGCAGTTTCATTATCAGCATTCTCTATAGGTTCAGAGATTATAGATTTCCTATTTCTTCTTTGATAGCCATCTACCATATTTATTAGCGGTCTTATTCTATTAAAGCTAAATTGCCTTCGTCTATTAGCAGGCAAGTTACCATAAAGATCATTCCATAAAGTTTGATCTCCTGCTTCAAAGCGATGATCTGTATCTGCTTCTGCCCAAAAAGATTGATTAATTGTTATTGATTCAGCATAGAATGCTTCCATACGTGAAAGTATAGGCTTATCTTTCTCATCATAATATTGAGGCCCAAGTTGAGGAAATAGAATGATCGTCTCCCTGAGTTTAAATTTTGAAATCTTTAGATAACTACAAAATCACTAAGCTTTGATCTGGGGGAAGATAATGTAGCTATCTAAAAAAAGTCTATGGATGTGCAGTACCGTAATCAAGCTAAATTTCTAAGTGTGATTGTTAGTATAATGATGCGGAAAATAAAGATAGATAAGAATAAGGTCATAGAGATATGTCTGGCAATTCTTTTATATCTTTTGCCAAATTTATAGTATTCCAT